CACGTCAATGCTTATGACTTTGATGATGATGATGAAATTATTAACCTGTATATTCGAGCTGCTACGCTTAACGCGGAGAATTTTACTGGCCGTGCTTTTATAGAACAGACAATAGACTTCTACCTTGACGGGTTTCCGGCAAATCAGAACTACGTTGAAATTCCCAAGCCACCGTTGATTCAGTTTGGTGGGGTTTATTACAGCGAAAGCGATGCCGAGTCTGAGTTCGATGCCGCGTCCTATACAATCGACTACGCAAGCCAGAAGGCGCGAGTGATCAGTTCGGCTTGGCCGATGACTACAACGGTTCCTAATTCGGTTCGTATGCGCTATCGCGCGGGCTATGTTGCGGATGCGGAGGCCTCTCCTTTAGTAGCAGCGGTCCCGGCGGATATTAAGGCGGCAATCCTGCTTATGGTCGGTACGCTATATGCGCAACGCGAAACGGTGGTAGTGGGCGCAGCGGTTAACGAGATGCCGTGGTCATCGGAGCATCTGTTGCGGCCCTATCGGGTTCACACATCGATCGGATAATGGACTGGTTGCCGGACTGGAGTGGTGATGTGGTTGCGGTGGTTGCGTCTGGATCATCTGCGACCAGCGAAGTGGTAGGCAAGCTGCGGGGGAAGTGCCGGGTTGCTGTCGTCAATAACTCCTATCAACTCGCGCCTTGGGCTGATCTTTTATATGCGGCGGATGATGACTGGTGGCGGTGGCAATACAAAAAAGACTTTGCCGGGCTGAAGGTAACCTGCAAGGAGAGGACAGCGAAGGATCACGGTATTCACTACATCGATCTTTTAGGGGTGATTGATACTGACGAAGATCAAATGGTTGTTGAACCGAAAGGAATGATCGCTCGCGGTGGCAATAGCGGCTTTCAACTAATCAACATCGTCACGCAAACCGGATGCAAGAAACAGATATGGATGGGGTTCGATTTCAATGGGGAACACTGGCACGAGAAGCATCCGCGCCCGATGAAAAATCCGTCACAGCAAACACTGGACAAATGGTGCAGAAGGTTGGATGGGCAAGCCTTTATTTTGGAAACCATGGGTGTCAGTGTCCGACTTGTTTCCGAAAACTCGGCTTTGACGGCTTTCCAGAAGGTGAAAGAAGTTGAAGATGCCTTCGTTGAATTTGGTTTGTAACTTTGATGCTGCTGAAATGTTTATTCAGCAGGCACGGCTTGCGCACGATAATGGGGACTTGAATCGATGCACGGCATCACTAAAGTTGGTAGCGATAGCGTTGAACATATCCGGGGAGCCACGAATGGAAAAACTATTTCCGTTCGAAGCGGAAATAAAGGACTTGGAGACAGCATCTATCTCCAAAGTGTAGCGCGATATTTTGTCAAACAAGGTTATTACGTTGAAGCTTGTAGCCGGTGGCCAGAGCTTTTTATTCCGTTAAAAGATCGTGTGAAGGTCGTCCCGTTTCGGCGGGATAACATTGATCGGATTGCGCACTATTCGATCCGGATGCGCGACGGCTCAAACACCGATCAGTTTGTTGATTGCTGCATACAGGCGGAAATTAAAGAGCCAGTAGAATTGAAGCTGGATTGGACAATAACCAATCCCAAACTTGTTGATTTTGTTAAGCGGGAAGCCAAGGGGAAACCCATTATACTGGTGCAGATTCCGCGAGAACCAATGGCCCGCAAAGATAACTGGGCAAGGGATTTGCTGCCAAGAGAAGAAGCCTATCAGCAAGCGATCCGTGCGGTGTCTGATCGTGCGCTGATCGTTCAAGTTGGTAACAAGGATTATCCGGTTTATGATCTGAAAAATGTTGACGTTGATCTGTCCGACAGGACCAGCATCAGCGATCTGCTTGATCTTGCTATGATCTGCGACGCAATGCTTGCCTACGTTTCATATTTTGTGCCGCTGGCGGAATCGTTTGATAAAAAGCTGCTTTGCGTCTGGTCCAGAAAGGGTTTGCAATCGCGGACAGAATATCTGCGCAAGCTTACACCACATAAAATCTTTCATAAGCGTTCGTGTAGTGCGGTGATGGATGACGATAGCGGGGACAAAATTGCAGAAGCAGCGCGTGCGCTTCTTATCTAGGGCAGAGGTTGCGAGCTTCTTCACTGACAAGACGGTTGCGGTCGTAGGCTCCGGTCCGGGGGTGCTAGACAACGAAGAAGGCTTCATCGATGGGCATGACATTGTATTGAGGGTTAATAATTATCAAACCTTTGCCGCGACTGGTTATCGATGCGATGTTTATTATTCCTTTTTTGGAAACTCGATTCGGAAGTCCGCTGAAGACCTGCAGGCCGATGGCGTTAAACTTTGTATCTGTAAGTGCCCGGATGCCCATGCTCTAAATTCTGATTGGCATCAGCGAAGAGGAAAGATGCAGGGAGTTGATTTTCGCTGGATATATGAACAGCGGGCATCGTTCTGGTTTTGTGATACCTACATCCCGTCTTTGGAAGAGTTCTTGGCGACGTTTAATCTTCTAGGGCAGCATGTGGCAACGACTGGATTTGCGGCCATTCTGGAAGTTTTATCGTTTAGTCCTAAAGCGGTTTATCTAACCGGCTTCGACTTTTTTCGTTCCGGGATTCATAATGTCGATAAGGTTTGGCGCAGTGGCGATCCTCGCGATCCGATTGGACACAAGCCAGAGTTGGAGCGGTTATGGTTGCGGGACAATTACAAAAAACATCCGATCACTATGGACGCAGTAATGATGAACCTGATGGGTCGGATAACGTGAGTTTGTTTGAGTACAAGGACAGGCTCTACCCGGAATATATAAAGCACGGCAATGCCTGCCAGTTCATCACACCGTTTGCGCTGCAGTTCTGTAAGGGAAGAGGCTTAGATATTGGCGCTGGCAAGTGGCCGTTGCCGGGAGCTATTCCGGTTGATCAGGATGATGATGTTTATCACGCTATGAATTTGCCTCCGGTCGGTGCCGTTAATTATATTTTCTCCAGCCACTGTCTTGAGCATTTAGCTAACCCGGTCGCGGTGTTGGAGTATTGGCTGGATAATTTGCTGCCCGGAGGCATTTTGTTTTTGTATCTGCCGCATCCGCATATGGAATACTGGCTGCCGCAGAATAACCGGAAGCATCTCCACACTTGGATGCCACGGGTGATGGCTAAAATGGTGAGTGACTTGGGCTTTATCAATGTCATTCACAGCGAGCGCGATCTGGCGTGGTCATTTGCAGTGGTAGGAGTGAAGCCTTGACGATTGATAATAATTTCCGCTGGCTGATGAATGAGAATGCGGACCATATTCACAAAGACCCGCAATTGTCCGCGATCTTCCATAGGTTCGGTGCAGATGCTTTCCGAAGATCTAGCGGCGTTGAATTGTTCGAGTCGTTCCTGCGAAAGATTAAATTCCGAGGCGAGCGGTGCGTTGAGATTGGCACCTACAACGGGATCACAGCTATAATCCTTGCGCGCTATTTCAAGGAAGTAGTTTCATTTGATATTTTTCCTTACACCGCAAAGCACGCCATCGCGGAGTTTGCCGGTGTCACTAATGTCAGGTTTGTTGATATCAAGAGCAACGAAGAAAAGGCGGAACTGATAAACGCCTTGGACTTCGATGCAGCCTATTCGGATGGCGATCACGCGAACGATGCGCAGTCTGATTTTGATCTAGTGAAGAAATGCAAGCGGGTCTTATTTCATGAGTATTGGGATATTCAGCAGCCGGTTTATGATCTTGTGAACTCCTTAAAGCTGAATTTTCGCGACAAGGTTACTATAGAAGGCAAGTTTGCTTTCTGGGAAGGCGGCAGGAAATGATGGATGGAGTTATCGCGCAATTTGAATCTGTTGCCGATAATGATCTGACGCTTTGCCCCTATGATGGCGTGGCGTATCAGACCGACATGACTGTTACCGCCTCCTATGACGCTGACTATTTCAACAAGTGCGCGGGCTATGAAGACAAGGATATTGCGCTGAAGATCAACGCTGGCCGCATTGCGCTAGTCAACGAGCATGCCGGGGCGGATGTGAATGTTCTGGATGTTGGAATTGGGTCCGGCGAGTTCATTAAAAAGCGGCGGCATACTTTTGGCTTTGATGTTAATCCTGTGGCTATCGACTGGTTAAAATCCAGTGGGCTGTTCGCCAGTGACTTCAAACAGTTTTGGGCTTTCACTTTTTGGGATGTGATTGAGCACGTTGAAAGTCCTGCTTCTTATTTCAGTCAGATGCTGGACGGTTCTTTCATTTTTGTCAGCATTCCGATCTTTTCCGATGTGCTAAACATCCGGCATTCGCGGCATTATCGTCCGGGCGAGCATTTGTATTATTTCACGGAACTGGGCTTTGTGACTTGGATGGAGCTATACCGATTCAAGCTGCTGGATCGGCAGGACTTCGAAACCAAGGCCGGGCGTGACCACATCCTAAGCTTTGCTTTTCGGAAGCGGTGGTGAGATGCCTTTATCAGCAGGCAGTTTGCGACAGAAGGTTGGGTTTTATGCCCGGATCGAAATCACAGATGCTTACGGCAACGTAGTTACTGGATTTGCCGAACAGCCGGAGCTTACGTGCGCGGCATCCATTGCGCCAAAGCTTGGCGGCGAGTCGATCTTGGCCGGTCGCCTGCAGGGCACCAGTTTAGTGAACATTACTGTTAGACGTTCTCGTGATACGGATCGGATTGAATTGGACTGGTGCGCCAAGAACGAACGCAGCGGTGAGATTTACAATGTCCGATCCAAGATCGATCCTTTGCAGGATAGCCCACAGCGCGGCAGGATATGGGAGATGCTTTGTGAAAAGGGAGTTGCGCTTTAATGCCTTGGGCAAAGTTCACAAAGGCTTTCGATTGGCGGCATCCAAAGTTTCGTCAGGTCACATCCTTCAAGGAAGGTTATTGCGGCTTGGTCAGTCAGGCTTGTTTGAATGAAGCCAAGGCCAAGGATGCGGCAATAGAGGTTGAGCGATGGCAAAGACCAACGCCAGTGTTGAAAGATTCCGAAAGCTAACGAAAGACATGCAACGTGAGGTTCACGATGCCGCTGTTACAGAATTGCATATTCAGGCAACGGAATTAGCGCACATGATCCAGTCCGTTGCACCGGTTTATGAAGGTGTGCTGGTGACAACGGTGAAGGTTATTCCGGGAAAGACTGATACGCAGGTTCGGGTTATTGCTGGCGGCGAAAAAACTGTACGAAAAGGTGTGTCGTCAAAGCCGTATGACTATGCTCGCGCGGATGAATTCGGAACGGTGAACATGCCAGCGCACCCGTTTTTCTTTCCCACTTATAGATTGAAAAAGAAAAAAATGATTTCTGCAATGAAGCGTAAGATCACCGCTCAGATTAAGAAGAGGTCAGCGGAATGAGTGAGCCGTCTTTGGCTCTGCAGGCGACAATTGTTGCTGCATTGAAAGGTGCGGCAGGAGTAACGGCGTTTGTTGGTCAACGAATTTACGATCACACGCCTGCGTCCGCAGTGTTTCCGTATATAAGCCTTGGGGACATGCAGGTGTTGCCGGATAAAGCAGATTGTATTGATGGTGTCGAAGTGACTTCGCAAGTTGACGTTTGGTCGCGCACAATAGGTTACCCGGAATGCAAAAATATAGGACGGGAAATAACCGAAGCCTTGGATGATCAGCCACTAATCGTGTCCGGGCATCATCTTGTTGTGTTCGAAGTTGAAACTGTCAGGTATATGCGCGATCCCGATGGTTTGACTAATCATGGCGTGCTGATCTTTCGTGCTCTACTTCAACCTGTTTAACGGAGGCCGATCATGGCACAACCGACAGTCCTACCGGGTACTAAGCTTTTGATCATGGTTGGCAATGATGCCAGCCCGGAAGTTTTCTCTGAGCCTTGCGGCTTGACGACGCGTAGCTTTGAATTGGCAGCGTCAACAAACTCAACCCTGATCCCTGATTGCGCCGCACCGGACGCACCGGCGTGGGAAGCTAAAGATGTCAATGCGCTTTCAGCCACTGTTTCCGGGGCTGGCGTGATGGCTATTGAGTCCTTCACTGTTTGGAATACTTGGTTCCTGTCTGGAACGTCGAGGTCCGTCCAGATCAAACTCGATAGCCCTTCTCTGGGTTCTTGGAGAGGCAATTTCATCATCAGCAGTTTGAAGTATGGTGGCGAGCGTGGTCAGAAAGTGACCATCGATGTAACCATGGTCAACGATGGTGCTGTTACTTTTGGACCGTAAATCATGTCCCCAAATGGAAAAATAGAATTTGTTTGGGGCGATGGTGAGCATAGCTTTAACGTCGCTAAAATCACCCATGCTTTGGAGCTAGAGGGAAAGTGTGGGTGCGGTGTGGCGGAGATTTTTACGCGGTTGCGGGAAAGTCGCTGGCACATCAACGATGTTCGCGAAACCATCCGCATCGGTTTGATTGGCGGTGGTATGGAGCCGGTCAAGGCGCATGTCTTGGTCAAACGCTACGTGGATGAAAGACCGTGGTCCGAAAGCATACAGGCTGCAACGCTTATCCTGATGGCTGCTATGGTCGGTGTGTCGGGAGATGAAGTTGGAAAAAAACCGGAGACGGAGGGGACCGCGACAGAGGAAAATCCATCATCGGAAGTGATGGAAGACTCGTTCGCTCCGCGCTCTACGGAATCGGGCAGCAAATCGGATGGCCGCCCCGTGTAACGGATCAACACACGCTCTGGGAATTAGCGGCTTGTGTCGATGCATTCAATCGCGCCAATGGCGGAGAGAGCATTGAGCCTCCTACCAATGAGGAGTTTGATGACATGCTTTTGCGACTTGATCCGTCTTCGATGACAGTTCAATAGGGAAAAATTAATGGCCGCAAACGACACGGCTGCACTGGTCGTCGCCCTATCAGCGCAGGTAAGCAAATTTGAAAAGGATATGAAGAGCGCGACTGACATTGCGGATCGCAGTGTCAAGCAGATTGAAAATCGTTTTTCAGCAATGAATGGAGTTTTGAGTAGTAAATTTAATGATTTGACCAGCACCGCTTCTTCAAAGCTTGGCACAGTCGGTTCTTTGCTAGGTGCGCTCGGTCCTTACGGTACCGCTGCTGCGGTTGGCCTTGGGACGCTTGTCGGGGTTATGTATTCTTTAGCGGCGGCGACAGGCGAGTTTGCGGAGAAATCACAAAAGCTGAAGGAAGCGGCGGAGACTGCCGGGCTCACAACTACGCAGTACAAACTGCTTGGTCAGGCTGGTTCCAAGGTCGGGATGGACTTTGAACAAACAACCTCGTTCCTTCAAAAGTTTGTAGTGAACTTAAATGAGTTAAGGGATGGCAGCGGTACCTTGTACAGTGAACTTTTGAAAATTGATGCTGGGTTGGCACGCCAGATTGCGACAACAAAAAGCACAGCGGAAGCTCTTGATATTTTAATTAAAGCTTATGATCGTCTGGACGATGCGACATCGAAGGCTGCGTTGTCGAAGGCGGCAGGTGGCAAAGGCGGGCTACCTGCCGGTCGCTTGCTCGGTAGCCTTGCCGATCAGGGAGGTCTTGCAGGACTTGTTGAAAAAGGTCCGATCATTGATGAAGGACAAATCGACCGGGCGGCTCGTTTAGGTAAAGAGATTGAAGCGATCAGAAAAAAGACCGCCAACATTTGGGGCAGTATGTTTTCTGATGAAATACTGGCCCAAGAACGTGAGATGGCTGCCGACATGCTGAAGATTGTGCAGCTTGTCGAGCGTCTTTCCGGTGCCAAGGAACGTGCTGCCAGAGTAAGCAATCCACTTGGTGCTGAAGCTGATGATCTGACGGCAGAGAAGGCGAAACTTGAGGCGCAGCTAAAAGCCATCGAAGCTGCGCAGGCATCAAATGAAGAGCACCGTAAGGCATTAGTTGAAGCTAAATTAACAACAGCGCAGATCAATGCTGAAATTCCGGCATTGAAAGGTCTTGAAACTTCTTATGAAGAGGTAGCTAAACGCTTAAAAGAAATCGATGGATTGCTTGAGGGCATTCGCACAAAGAACAGCGGCGCGTTGCCTTCCATCACTTTGCCTCCGAATGTGAATGCTAGGGTCCAGCGTGAGGGTGCGGCTCCACTGGCACCGGCAGCGGTAGAGCCAAAGGGTGAGCCGGGGTTAAAATTCCAGCTTACCGAAATGGACAGAAACATCTCTTTGCTGGGAGAAGCTGCAACGCAGGCAGAACTTCTGGCACAAAAACGATTGCAATTGAAAATCGCTACGGAGGAAGAGGGCGTTGCAACCGGCGTTGCAAACCGTGCGCTTGCTGCGTTCAATGTAACGATGCAGGCGTCGGCGCTGGCTACTCGTGAACGCCTTGGTGTCGCGACTGAACAACAGATTGTTTCAACCAAGCTAGCCCAACTCGAGCAGGATCGCGTCAAGTTCATGCTTACTGCCAACGAAGTGCAGATGGCTAACGTGATCATTTTGCGGGAGGCTAAGGATGCTGCCGATGCACTGGCTGTTCGGCAATCCTATCTTCCGGGACTAACTAAGCTTGTCCAAGATTCCCAGAATATCAGGAAAGTCTTGGATGATTTAGCGGTGTCCGGTGTCAACAGTTTAACTGACGCTTTGGTGTCGGTAGCTAATAAATCTGCAACCACCGCAGAAGCTTTCAAGAAGATGGCAGAGTCCATCCTTAATGATATCAGCCGCATTCTTATTCGTGCTGCGATCAGTAATGTGATTTCTAATATATTCACTCCCGGTGTACCAGCAGGCACCATTGCTAGCGGCGCTGGAATTGTCTCTGCCAATCCACCAAGGTTTGCAGAAGGCGGGTTTCTTGGCGCTGGCAAGTGGGGCATCGCTGGCGAGCAGGGGCCGGAATTAATCAAGGGTCCGGCGCAGATCGTTCCGAGTGATGTGACTTCCAGTATGATGGGCGGCGGCCAGAGCTTTACTTTTGCGCCGATGATCGATGCGCGTGGTGCTGACGTGGCCGCAGTGGCAAAGCTTGCGCAGGTTGTAGCTAAACAACAAGCGGAGTTTGAATCCCGCGTTAAGCAGGTAGTCATTAATCGAAATGGGAAGCGTTGGTAATGACTCTAACGGCACCACTTTCATTCTTGCCAGAATTCCCCGGATGGATAACGGACTTCGATCCGGAGTTTCGGCAGGAAATGTCTCGTGCTGCTGGTGGTCGAACCTACGTCAAAGACCTTGGTCCATCGTTGTGGCGGATGGCCGGGCGTTCGAAAGTGCTATCGCCTAACTGGCTGGACTATTGGCGCGGGCGGTTGCAGGCGCTGGAAAACGGACTGATTACGTTCCGTGGTTACTCGTTGTCGCGAACTTATCCAATTAGGTATCCAAACGGCTCTTGGCCAACGGGTGGTGCGTTTAATGGATTGACTGCGAACCTTAATACCATTGCTGCAAACAGAAAGGTTATTACTGTTTCTGCCTTGCCTCCCGGCTTTGTTTTGTCGGTTGGTGATTTGATCCAGATTGGATCTACTGATCTTCATCGTGTCATGGAGACTGCGACGGCTGGTGGTGGTGGCGTTACGCCATCGTTTGAGGTTCGGCCGCACATTTGGCCGGGTGTTACAACTGCTACAGTTTCGGTTTTTAGACCATCCTGTATCATGGCGATTGTAGCAGGGAGCATTAATACTGATTCGGATATGTCAGGACGTGGAGCGGTAACATTCAAAGCTGTTGAGGCGCGGGAGTAAATGCGAGCCTTATCGGCAGGAGTTCTAGCAGCACTTGCGCAGCGGCGTTTGGTAGCTCGTGATTTCTTGTGGCTGATCGCTCGCAATCGTTCAACAGGTGCGCCGGTCCCAGATGGTTACTGGTCCGATGTTGGGACAATAACGGTATCAGTCATTGATCCGGAAACCGGGTCATCGGTATCCCGGCAATTCTTTGGTGCTGGTGCTTTGATCAGCATTTCGGATATTTCGCTGGTGTCGAATATCTCGGTGCAAAACGTCACTATCACCATGTCTCAGGTTGCGGATCGGGTGAATGATATCGTTCGAACCTATGACTGTAAGCAGGCGGTGGTTCAGATTTTTCGCGGGCTGTTCGATCCAGACACTCGTTTGATCGTGGCCCCAGCGCCGTGTCGGTTTGCGGGCTTTGTTGATAAGATAGATATAACGACACCTTCTGAGGGTGAGGCTGGTTCGGTGGTGTTCACTTGTGTCTCGCACACACAGGAGATGACGCGGGCCAATTCTGACACCAGATCAGATGTGTCACAGAAGCTGCGCAGCGGAACGGATAACTTTTTTCAGGATGCCGCGATTGTCGGGGAATGGGAAATGCGATGGGGAACGAAATACGGGCCACTTCAGACCAAGAAAAAAAACGACTAGTCCGCCCGGCAACGCGGGATGATATAGCGCGCATCGTGTCGCTGGTTAAAGTCCATCACACCGAACAGCAGGAAATCGGCAACCCCAACTTCAACTGGAAATTCGATCCGGCGCGTGTGTCCATGACTGTTGCCGGTGCAATCCTCACAAAAGATTGGTTGTGTCTCCATGCGGGCTCTAATTTACTTTTGGCCAATGTCATATTCCACGATCCATTTGGCGCTCCGCCTTATGCAATGGAACGAATCATCCGGGGCAATCTGGATATTCTGATTCCTATGTTCGAGGATTGGGCACGCCTGCAAGGATGCAAGACTGTTGTCCTTTCAACCACACACCGGCATGAGGCATTTGAACGGCTTTATGGAAAGTTCGGCTATGGCCTTGCGGAAACTGTTTATGCAAAGGCGCTTTGACTGATGCCGATTTTTACGATTGGCATCGCGGTTGCTGCGGTTGTTGCGCCGATGTTTGCGGTGGGCGGCATTTTTGCTGCTGGTTCTATCGGTCTGTTTGCTTTGCAATTGGGCGTTGGTGTTGGCCTTAGCCTGCTGGCGCAAAAGATCGCAGGGATGCAGGAGCCGGAAGAAGCTGCGGCTGTTGCGGCTTATGGTATTCGCGGCAGGCTTCAGGGTGGCGCTGATCTGCCGCGCTCTTTCCTGCTGGGTTATCGCGCTACAGCAGGCTCGTTGGTCTGGGCCAATACATGGGGCGGTGTTGATACTGTAGAAAACAAGTGGCTCACCCAAGTGATCGCGCTGGCCGATTATCCCTTGCCAGCTAATGGCCTTGTCGGGCTGTGGGTCAATGGTGAGAAGGTAACTATTGAAGCGACAGCGGAGAGCAAGGGATATCCGATTACCGAATATCGCTTGGGCAAGGATGACAACGCCAATCTATGGGTGAAGTTTTACGATGGCACCCAGACCACGGTTGATCCGCTTTGCAATGGTGACGCTTCTACCGGTGATCGCGATTATGAATCAACCCGCGTAGGTCGGGGTGTTGCTTATGTAGTTGTTACGGCCAAGGTGAAGGAATCACTTTGGTCCGGGCTTCCTACATTCAAGTTTGAGCTAAATGGGGCCAAGCTTTACGACATATCAAAGGATTCAACAGCCGGTGGTTCTGGATCGCATGTGTGGAGCAATCCGGCAACGTGGGGCGGCGATGGTGATTTCCTTCCGGTAGTTCAAATCTATAATTTGCTGCGCGGGTTTACCTATAATGGCGTATGGATGTATGGCCTGCAGGGGATGACGGCGGCACGCTTGCCAGCCGCCAACTGGATTGCACAGATCAACAAGTGCCGCGCCTCTGTAACGGGTCCGGGTGGGTCCGAACCAAAATACAGATCATCAATCGAAATTCCGGTTGATTCTCAGATGGCCGATGCCATCGAACAATTATTGACAGCTTGCCAAGGTAGGCTTTCTGAAATTGGCGGCTTCTACAAGATCCAGTGCGGTGCTCCGGATGCCCCGGTTTTTACACTGACTGATGCACAAATTCTATCAACGGAGGAACAGAGCTTCACACCGTTCTTTGGATTGTCGGACACCATCAACGGCATCACGGCAAATTATCCAGAGCCGCAAGAAGCGTGGAATTCCAAGCCAGCGCCGCCGCTGTATAGGACTGATCTTGAAGTACTGGCGGGCAACCGGCGTTTGCTTGCCGATGTGGCGTTGGATTCGGTACCTTACGCCAATCAGGTCCAGCGGCTCATGCTGGAGTCGCTGCAGGAAGCGCAGCGGGCGCGGCGGCACACCATCGTGGTTGGTCCGGAATTCTGGCCTGCGGAGCCGGGTGATTTTCTGACATGGACTTCAACGCGCAACGGTTATTCGGCCAAGCTGTTCCGGATTGATGGCGTAGCAGACAAGGCCAACCTTGATGTCATGCTGGACATGACGGAGGTTGATCCGTCCGATTATGATTATAATTATTCGACCGACTATGTGCCGCCAATCATTGGCCCTAATGATCCGGTCCGCCCGGCACCGCAGCCGATTGTTGGCTTTGCGGTTTCTGCTGTTGAGATTGTTGGCGATGTTGCAGGAACAAAGCGACCGGGCATCTTGGTTGAATGGTCAGTCGATGCTGTTGAAGACTTGGACGATGTTGAAGCTATCGCTTACGAAGTTCGTCTTGCATCCGATGATAGCGTTGTTCTTCGCGGACGATCTGATGAGCAGGAAGTTGGATCGGTTGTTGTAGAAGGCAACACTATCCTTCCTGCAACAGCCTATGATGTTCGTGGCCGATATGTCCCATCCAGTGCTCGTGAAGTGGAATGGTCTAGCTGGCTGCCGGTCACAACGACTGATTCGTTTATCGGGATGCCCGATCTAACGATTGAGCTTCAGACCTATCTGGAAACCACGCTTCCAGATATGATCATAGAGGCAGGCGATGTAGACCTCACTGAGCTTGAAGCCGATGTTGCTGCACTTCAAGCTGAAACTGCCGGACTTACGGTCGATGTTACTGCGCTTGAAACCGATGTTGCTACGCTCAACTCTGATATAGCTGCGCTTGGGACTGAAGTTGATTCGCTGGAAGTTATTGTCACTGATAACACCGCTGACATAGCCACGAACGCATCTGCCATCTCTACTCTTACAGGATCGGTTGCAACACTATCGACAACGGTATCGGCTCACACTACGAGCATCAATACCAATACGTCTAACATAGCGACTAATACGGCCAACATCGCAACGAACACATCGGCCATTACTACTCTTAACGGCTCGGTGTCCACGTTATCGACAACGGTCGCGGCCCATACCACCAGCATCAATACCAACACCACCAACATAGCGACCAACACTGCTAATATCGCAACGAACGCGTCTGCAATCACTACTCTCAATGGTTCGGTTTCAACGCTTTCGACAACGGTTTCGGCGCACACCACCAGCATTAATAATTTAACTAGTGATGTTGCGGATAACACCGCCGACATAGCTACCAACGCATCGGCCATCACTACACTTAGCGGGACAGTCTCAACTCTATCGACAACGGTGTCCGGTCACACCACCAGCATCAATACCAACACAGCTAACATAGCGACTAACACGTCTAATATCGCGACCAATGCGTCGGCCATCACCACTCTTAACGGAACGGTAACGACACTATCAACTACCGTGTCCGGTCATACTACTAGTATCAACACGCTGACCGGTGACGTTGCAGATAATACGGCTGACATAGCAACCAATGCGTCAGCCATTACTACGCTGAACGGTTCGGTCGCGACGCTCTCAACAACAGTTTCGGCGCACACCACGAGCATTGCGACCAACACTGCTGATATAGCAACGAATGCTTCAGCGATCACTACGCTGAATGGAACGGTGTCAACTCTTTCAACAACCGTATCCGGTCACACAACTAGCATTAACACCAACACAACAAATATAGCGACTAACACCGCTAATATCAGCACGAACACTTCGGCCATTACCACCCTTAACGGGACGGTCTCGACACTTTCAACAACCGTGTCCGGTCACACTACCAGTATCTCGACGCTTACCGGGGATGTAGCTGACAACACCGCTGACATTGCAACAAATGCTTCGGCCATCACCACTCTTAGTGGATCGGTTTCTACGCTTTCAACAACGGTGTCGTCTCACACCACCAGCATCAACACGTTAAACAGCAACGTATCTACCAACACCGCTGACATAGCGACAAACACGTCAGCCATTTCCACTCTGAACGGCTCGGTGGCCACGCTATCCACAACGGTGTCGGCGCACACGACCAGCATTAATACTAACACTGCCAATATCACAACTAACACCACAGCCATCACTACGCTGAACGGATATGCGGCGGCAAAGTATTCGGTCACGCTCGATGTAAATGGTTACGCTACCGGGTTCTCTCTTTTTAATGGCGGCACTTCTTATTCAACTGCGACTTTCATTGTTGATTATTTCCGAGTAGCCAAACCCGGCACCGGCGGCGGTGCAGCTATTCCGGTTTTTGAGATTGGTACAAGCAGCGGTTCTGCCGCTATTGTTATCAAGGGTAACCTGATTTCTGATGGCTCTATCATAGCTCGTACTATTGCGGCTCGCACTATTACTGCCGACAAGGTTGTTGTTGGTACGCTCACCGCAGAAGAAGCTACCGGCGCTGCCTTCACGTCTATGTCAGATACAATCGGTGCGACCGTTGGTCCCGCCCTTCGCAACAAAGATTTGATCGTAAGTCTTGCCTATACGCCATCGGCGCTGGCCAGCGGCAACATGATGTTCTCGTTTGACGGTGAGATGGATTGTAAAAAATTAGATAATAATCCGGCAAGTGCTACTTGGCTAGAAATGTGGGTCGATGGTGCATGCACCATCTCGAATGCTACTCCCGGATCAATTGGCTACACTGCTCATGGTCTGGTGGTTGATCAGCAAGTAAGGTTTACAACTACGGGCACGCTGCCTTCTCCGCTTGTGGTCGGCACTAACTATTTCGTCAAGACTGTTACCAATGCGAATGCGTTTACTGTCACCACGGCTATTGGCAGCGCGGCCATCAATACTACAACCAATGGAACAGGCACCCATAAGTGCAACGCGAGATACGCACAGCGTCGTTGTTCAACAAACTGGGTTGAAAGCGGTGAAAATAACATCAGGGAGGGCGTCACTTGGATACGTCGCATGACTGTTTCTCCCGGCGTGACTCACACGTTCTCTGTGCTTGTTGGAAATGGCGACGGCTCCGGAGCGTTTCTCGATTTTGGAACGGACAGGTATAACATGAAAGTACCAGCAATCATCTTACTGGAGTCGAAACGATGAAACATTATGTGGTTCATGATCCTGTCAAAGTCATTCGCACCGGCACATGCGATGATGATCAAGTGCTGCAGCAAGCCACCGAGCCGGATCAGATCGTGGTTGAAACTGAGCAGCGTTATCACCCTGACAATCTTTCAGTTGTTGATGGTGAGTTGGTCTTGCCATCGTGAGTAAAGCTTTAACCCAGAAGGAGTTAATGGAATGACTATCGCAGACGTCACCTCCAATGCAATCTTGAACTTGGTTTACCGG